TATAATACAGCCATCATGGCATTTCTTCAAAGTAATATTCCGTATTTTAAAGCTTGGGTAAGACGAGAGTACACCTGCAACTTTGCTCAGTATCATGGTGAGTTTCTACACTGCATGGTTATAGCCGTAACCTCAATGCCTAACAGATGTCTTAGCTTTCAAGTAATATTTACTGGCTGTGAATCTGATGATACTGACGAGCCAAATATACATGGTGGTGCAATGTGGGCGAGAATGCCCATCACAGCCCTAGTAGGAGATACTCCTGTAGAAGAATGGGCTGAAGAGATGCCACCATATATTGCTCAACCTTGGGATTGCATGTCTCATGAACATAGTGTGTACGTTTTAAATAGAGCTACACCTGCTCCTTGGATAGCAAAAGTCGATGGTGAGTTCTACCCTGCTAAGTATTACTTTACTGTAGACTATACAAATAGTGAAATAGCTGACGATCCTGCACAGCATAAACAGTCACACGTACTAGAACTGATGGATGCAGGTAAATATACAGGAAATATCGTGGCATTACCTAATAATAGAGTCAGAGTGACCCACCCTGCATGGTTCGAAACAGGAGAAGGCGCACCTGACTTTAGACCCTCCCAAAGAATTTTTCATTCAAAACAAGAAACGGAGTATGTCTGGGATACCCAAAGGGTATTTAACAACCTATATGAGGATAATCATGGTAGCAAAGGCAAAGGCAACAATAAAAAAGGTAGCAGGAAAGCTAAAAAAGGCTAGTAAAGCTCATGCAGGACAGGCAAAAGCTCTATCAGCTATAAAATTAAGCAAAGGTGGTAGCACTGTTAACAAAGCAGGTAACTATACCAAGCCCGGAATGAGAAAAAGAATGTTTCAAGCCATAAAAGCAGGGTCAAAAGGGGGTAATCCCGGACAATGGTCTGCAAGAAAGGCACAATTATTGGCTGCACGATATAAAAAAGCAGGTGGGGGCTATAAGTAATGGCTGACCCTAAGGTTGGCACAGGCAAAAAGCCTAAAGGAAGTGGTAGAAGACTCTAC